GTTGAGTTTGAACCTGAAGAAAAAATGGTTGAAACAAACCTGGAATGTCTGCCCACAGATTTTGATGAGTTCTACAAAAATTTCATTGATGGTTTAAAAATCAAGAATGCTTTACTGATGGGTCGTCGAATTCAAGGTCTTGTTTCTTACTACAGAGGTGCTGGCGAAAAATCACTTCCGAAAAGACTAGACGAAGACAAAACACTTGTGAAAATTGAAATGTCTGAAACTCAATTCAATCGTTACCTTACTGTGAGATCTGAAGAGATAAAAAGTGAAACAAACAAAAGACGCAAAGGAGGTCTCAATGATGAAATGGGATCGTATCGTATGATTTCGCGCATGGCATGTAACTATGCAGTTCCTGCTGAGTTTCGGCCTTCGAAGTGGGACAAGAATGAAGACGAAGATGGCGAAGAAGATATAGATATTGTAAAGAAGCTTCTGGAAGATCCCGAAAAATACCTTTCAAAAGCAGGTCTGAAACAGTTCTCTCCAAAAATGCTTCAGATACTTGAAGATATTGAAGCAAATATTGGTGAGAAAGATAAGTGGAAGAATCAGTTTGTGTATTCTCAGTACCTTACTGCAGAAGGTATTGGTATTTTCTCCGAAGTTCTGAAACTGCACGGGTTCCAGGAGTACAAGTTAATAAAGGAAGGAGGTGTTTGGAAAGAGGATCCTGCAATGGATGCCGACAAGCCTGCATTTGGAACATTTACGGGAGGGAAGTCAGGAATTGATAAAGAACGGCGTGAACTTGTTCGTCAAATTTTCAGCAGGGATTACGGTGACCGATTTCCTGAGTTACTGAAAAAAGAAGTCGAGAAGAAAAAACGTCTTTGTGTTTTCATGGCATCTTCTGCGGGTGCTGAAGGTATTGATCTGAAAGAGGTCAGAAATGTTTACATCATGGAACCTTACTGGACCCCAGGACGTATTGAGCAAGTTATTGGTCGTGCAATTCGTCTGCGGTCGCACGATAAATTAGATGAAGCAGACCGTAATGTTACGGTGAAACTCTACATGACTGTATTTTCAAAAGAGCAGTCAATTGTAGCAGAAGGTGCTAACATTGTGATGGTTCGACGAGCAGATATGATTCTTAAACGGTACGAAGGAGATGAGCCTAAAGAAGTATTCATGTCCACAGACGAATTTTTGTATGAATTAGCGTATGAGAAAAGCAGGATTATCAAAAGTATCACAGCTGTTCTTAAACAGGCAGCGATTGATTGCGAAATTCACCGAACTTTGCACACAAAGAACGAACCAACAATTCAATGTATGCGATTTGACACCACAGTTACTGCAGAAGATCTGGCGTATCGTCCTAAATACATTACTGATGAAAAAGATACCCTTTACACCAAAAACTTGGTAAAACGTGGACGTACTTTGCAAAGAATATCTGTAAAAGGGATATTTATGATAATGGATACTGTGAGTCGCGAAATATTTGATCACGGTGCGTTTGAAGACAATAACCGACTAATTCAAATTGGGGAACTTGTGGGAACCAATAAAATAACGTTTTTTCCTCACGTAATTCTATAATAGAGTAGATGGCATCTAACGTCAGCTCACAAACTCGTGGACTCAGTGCAGCAGATTGGACTCGGCTTCAGCGTTTGCGCGGAGCTCGGTCTTATATGACAAGCGTAGCAAGTAATGAAGATATTGTTTCACCCATAGTTCCCCAAACGGTTTACAATACTTCTTTACTTATTCCTCGTCACGGATGTGTTGGTCGTATTAGGCGCCCTGCAAGTGATTGGATTTCTTACGTAGGTTCCCAGACTGCTGATATTGTTCTGCAGAGTGATACTAATTACAGAGATCCAGTAACTGGAACGATCAGTGTTCTCAGTGGTAAAAAGTTGGTGAGGACAAGACTGTGCGATTGTTCCGTGTCTACACTAACTACTAGAACGACTGGATGCAAGAAGTGTTCAGTTTATGTACATAAAACTATGAACTAAGAAACAAGAAGAATGGCAGGCATTATGCAATTAGTAAACAAAGGGGCCCAGGACCAATTGGTAACTGGTAATCCTTCATTTACCCACTTTAGGTCGGTATACAAACGCCACACGGATTTTGCAATGGAGCATTTTCAATTACCATTCAGAACAAACAATTTGAATATTCCTACGTCAGGTACTCTGACACTAACCGCTCGTGTAGAAAGGTATGCTCAATTGCTACACGATTGTTATTTAGTTTTTACAATTCCAAACATTTATTCTCCAGTTGTTCCAGTAACATCACCAACTTCGTATTCTCAACTAAATCAAAACTCTCAAGCAATCGGTTACGAATTTGCTTGGATTCGTAATTTGGGTTACAATATGATAGCTCATGTTTCTATTCTAATAAATGGACAGGAAGTGGTAACACATACTGGCGAATGGATGAAACTCTATGCTGATCTAAATTTTGATGCTAACAAAAAAGCCATTCTGGATCAGATGGTAGGAAATGTTCCAGAACTGTATGATCCCGCAAATGCATTTGATAGAGTAAATCAGTATCCTCACGCAATTTCATCTCCAACGTCTCCCGCCGAACCTTCTATTGCAGGACGTATTCTGAGCATTCCTCTTCACTTCTGGTTCTGTGAAAAGATTGGAACGGCACTTCCTCTTGTTGCGCTCCAGTATTCGCAAGTAGATATACGTGTAGAACTGCGAAACATGTATCAACTATTTACTGTTCGAGAAATTCGTCCAAACCTCACAAATTCTGGAACGAGAATTGCTCCAGACTCTTCGTCGACATTGTACGCAATGACTAATTTTCTGTCACCTCCGACACCAACAAGGCCTCCTACCCCAACTGATACTAGTTTGGTTACTTGGAGCCTAAATCCTTACGTTGAAGCAAACTATATATTCCTTTCAGATGGAGAACATGTCCATATCGCAAAGAATGAACATTCATTCATAATTCACCAGATGGATATCCAGCAAGCAAATGGTCAGTACGGTCCAACGAATGACGTTCCCGTTCTAATGAAAAATCTGTGTACGCAACTTGTTTGGATTGCACAAAGAAGTGACCGTCCTCAACTTAACGATTATGATAATTACACAAATTGGGATAATCCTTTCCGTCCTCCTCCAAACGGCAATTCTCAACAGTTGCAAAGCACCTATTTTTTGTCATCTGGATCAGCTGTCAATACAAATGTTTCGCAAAGAGATATCCTTCTTGAATCAAATTTGGTTCTTGATGGAAAAGACCGCTTTTCTCCAAAACCTACAACATTCTTCTCACAAATAGAAAATTATAAACACCATTCTGGAAAGACAATCACCAGTATTCCTGGAATTTATTCTTATTCATTTGCATTAGATCATCACACTGGTCAACCTAGTGGACATATTAACGGTTCAATGTTCAATAAACCTATTCTGCGAAACAGTTACGTCCAACCCGAATTCACTATTTTACTCGAGACAAATGCTACAGTATGTATTCTGAAAAGCACTGCAAATAATCCAAACCCAACTATCGTAAATCCAGCTGCAGTAGATGCTTTCGGTAAGTTACTATACAATCCTCGTGATATTATTACGGTTGTTCGCAAACAAGATGCACAGACTTACAAGTACACTTATAACGTACGTATTTTTGTAGAGTCTTACAATTATTTGAGAGTTATTGGAGGGGTAGCGTCGCTAGTATTCAGTTCTTAATCGAAACATAGTATAATATGAGCAGCGGAGTCACAATACTTTCTGCCAGGTATGGTGTTGGCTCTACGACGGTTGATGTACAGTCTGCAGTGACTTCCAGAACAAAAGATGGAAAGGTTAATTTTGTCGTAAGTCCAAGTGCTCTCAATGTAGAAGATCCTGCACCAGGCCAAATTAAAACTTTGACTGTCGAATACAGTATTAATGGTGGACGTTCTAATACAGATACTGTAAAAGATGGCAACTATTTAAAAATTGATGCTCCTCCTCTCAGGAGCGCCACAGGTCTCCAAATTGTAAAAGCAGAGTACGGTTATGAAGGTAATTTTGCCGATGTCACAGATGCTGTTCAGAACTACGTATCAAACGGTTCTATTTCTATAACTGTAAGTCCAAGCACTGTAGGAATACCTGACCCGAATCCTGCTAAACCTAAGATTTTAAAAGTAGATGTGACTATCAATGGAGCTTCTTCAAGTTACAGTATTCCTGATGGGAAAAAGTTCGACTTATCTGCTCCTGCAATGGATGATGGTCACGTTACTCCTATAGGACAACAAGTCCAATCTGTATCTTCAACTTTGATGAGTAGTATTTGGATGGTTATCAAATATTCAATTTATTTTTCAGTGACTATTCTTGCATCAAAATACGGCGAAAGAGCGCTTGGATCTTCGGGTAAATGGGGATTCGGTATTCTTTCACTCATAACCTATGGGGTATTTCCAGTATTTATACTGCCAATCATAGTATTCTGGTGGAGGCTGTTTTCCGCAAATGATGTTTACTATTAAGTAAATGAACGACACTACAACTCCTCCTAAAACTCCCAAAGATTTGAAAGTTCCCGACACAACTTCCAAAACAGAAACTCCTATGGATGTTTCTAAACCAAAGGGAGGAAAAAAGCGCAAGACTCGGAAACATCGTCGTCGTACTCAGAAAAAAAAACGTTAGTATCTACTCGTCATCAGAATCAGAGCACATGCCCTTGAACTTTCCGACGCCAGCGTATCCCTTGAAAGAATTCTTTGATGCACCTTGGTGGACGGCGAAAGTGAGCTCCTCTACGGAGTATGTCTCACCTTCAAACTTCATGTCCTTCATTTCGGCTGTCGGGTCTGGCTTCGGGCCTGTTACGGTCCGTCCATTCTCTGCATCCCAATAGTGGCCAGGCGTATCGCTCTCATCGAGATCGTCAAGAGCCTGAAGCTCCTCGATCGTGAGTACGACAATTTCCTTTTCATCTGTCTTGGGACCATCCTTGAGCTTCCTTACGGTAGCCTCCTCGAGCTTGAGCTTCTCCTCAAGAACCTCGCGGGCCTTATCATCTTTAAATGCGGGCTTGTTTGTCGCAAGCCTCTTCTTCCAGTTCTCCACATTACGCTCCGCCTTCTCAAGCGGAGTCATCTCAGAAACTGTCTTTTTCTTTGGCTTCTCCTCTTCATCGGGAGCGCCTGCACCTGCAACCACCTTGACCTTAGTGGCCTTCTTGGTTGCGGTTTTATCTTTCTTGATCGTCATAGACGAGCGAATTTCATCAATAATGCTTCCCTTCAACTCGACAATTGCATCCTTGAGGGATGCGATCTCGGTCTTGAGAGATGCAATTTCAGCCTTCGACATTCTCGAAAGATTATTTTGAATATACAGCCCCTAAAATAGAGAAATCCGTTTTGCGTTTTAGGGTCTCAAAACTAGTGGCTTTCAAAATACAAACATGTCAAGCACAGAATTTGCCAAGACTCATCTTCGCGAACACCTTGTAAGTTTAATTGTTCCTCCCGTAAGTGACGGGTTCTGGAGCATTTACGATTCTGCAAAAGAACTGTGTGAGCGTAATGGTCAGCTCGATCAAGTCCTGCGTACGTTTCAGAATATGTTAACTAAAATTCCAGAATGGACAGATGCTACCCTAACCACAGAAGTAGAACGTATTATCAAGATTACTAAATGTTCGTACATGGATGATCTGCTGATGGGTGTATTTATTTCGTACATGCGTTCATTTGCAAGCCTGCATTACCGTGGCTCTTCGTCTGAAATCAAGATTGACTTTAATCGTCCCAGCTTCGCCAAGTTTGTACATGAGCTTTATAAGCATTCGGGCCGTAAGTTGTGGCAGGTAGCTTACTATTTCAAGACTCTTGGCGTAACTTCGGAAGTACAGGCACGTAATCGCCAGGAAATTGAGAAAGTTATTACAGATTGCATGGAACAGGTTATTCGTGGATTCTTGCCGTGGGAAGCTATTGCAAAGAAGTACTTTGCGGACGAAGAGGAACCAGAAGATGAAGCTCCTAAGAAATCAGTTCCTGAACTAAAGGAAGAAGTCAAGCACCAAAAAGTACAATTTGATGATCTAGAAGATGATGAGGAAGAAGAAAGCGAAGAAGAGGAGGATCTTCCTGCAATCAAGGTTTCGGAAGAAACTGCAGAACTTGATTTCAAGGATCTGGATGAGGTTAAGCCCGAACCCAAGCCAGTGGTGGTAAAGCTTCCTGAAATTCCCAAAGAAGAGGATCCTCTCAAGGAACTGGAGTCCCGTGCTTCGGACTCTCTCGTTCTAAATCTGTAAACTTAACCTGATTTTCGAAATAAATGATGATTATAATTGCTTCGGTTGCCGTAGCAATAGTTTGCTTTATTGTATATACACTTGAACGACGCTCAAAGGAAGCGCCCATCGAGTGGGTTGATGCTACAAAGCTCAGCTTGTTTGGAGGTCTAATTACTGCAGGTGTTGTATTTGCTACATCGACGAATGTGATTGCAGACACAATGAAAAACATGGACATTCCTGCAGTCCAGGATATGTTTGTGGGTAAGCCCACGTGGTAAAGTTTACCTACAAACAATTAATTTAAACATTATTATTTGGATTAATTTAATGGACTATAGCAAGTCAAAAATATACAAACTTGAATGCGTTGATGGATGTTACTATTATGGTGCAACTATTCAATCTATTGATGAAAGGTTAAAAAATCATAAACAATCTTCAAAAAGACACCCTTATCGAGTATATAAACATATAAACGCGATAGGATGGGATAAAGTAAAAATTATATTAGTAGAAAACTATCCTTGTCAAACAAGAAAAGAATTAATTATCCGTGAATCTCATTTTATAAGTGAAGCTAAAAAAGATGAAAAGTGTCTTAATAGTATTCTTTCCTACGCCAGTGAAGAACAAAGAAAAGAGTCTAGAGAAAAATATAATGAGACATACGTACGACCTCTAACAGAAAAGCGTATTGAATACAACCATGATTACGGTATTAAATATAGGCAAATAAAAGGAGACGAATTAAAACAAAAGAAAAGTGAATACTATTATAAAAACAAGGAGAAAAGAGACCAAAAAAATAAAGAAAACTATTACAAAAATAAAGAAGAAATTCTTAGAAAAAAACGAGAAAAATATAAATTAAAAACAATTTTGTCCTAGTTAGGAACAGGAGGTCCATTGTTTAGGTCATCGCCGTACTTGAAGAAGCACGCGACTTTATCAACGGCTTGTACATAAGCTTTCGTCCAATCTTTTGGGCGTTTGAAATACAATCCGCGTCGGTATTTTGGGTGGTACCTGTACGCTTCTAGAAATCCAAGAACGTACTCGACATCATAATCTGTCAACCCATGAACTGGAAAGACATGATCTCTCATTATCTGTTCCTTATCGGATTCGGTTAGCTTATATTGTACCATTTTTAGAACACACAATATATTATATAAAAATCCGTTTTATGCGTCAATACAACATACGGAAGTACCTGCAGGAACAGAATCTACTTTGAACATTTTTAAATCACTAATTTCAGTTCGTGGAACAGCATCCTTACAGAAGCGCGCAATCGCCTTGTAAAGATGGAACCCATGATACCTATCATGCTTCAAATCTTTCTTTCCAAACATTACTGAAGAACCGTCTTCCAACTTGAGCCATTTCGTAAAGAATTTGAAAACAGTATTGTCGCGATAATCCAGGCATTCGGGGCCTTCAGGAAATAAGTCCCAGAACATGGAAGTAGCCAGACGTACAAGATCAAACGAGGGATTGGGTTTTATGATCGGATGTTTCGGCAGATATTCGGGTTCGCAATTGTACTGTCCTCCTGCTTCTTCGTCCACATTAAAGTGATCGCTCATGAAAACTTTGGGTTCTTTCATTCCAAGAACACGAACATTTGCAACACACCGTTCGAAATCAATGATCTTAATTAGTTTTCCGTAAGTTGGAACTTTATAAAACTTGCCTTCACAGTTGTAGTATAAAAACTCTTCAGCAGTATCTACGTACATAACGTTATTGGAATGCAGATCATTGTGCGTAAAAGAAAACATACGCTGAGCAAATGCAAGTGCAAACATAACTTGAGATAGCCAAGCAAGATGTTTGGCTTCGTCGGAAACAGACGAACAAAGTTCAAAGAAAGTTCCAGTGCATTTTTCCATCAAAGTCATTTGGACAGGAACGTTCTTGAAAGAAGCCCATGCAAAAGGTTCATCTTCAGATTCATCTTCATCTTCTTCCTCTTCGGAATCACATTCACAAGATTTAACTGCAAAGATGTATGAAGTAGAAACAGAAGAGGAATCAGATTCATCGTCATCGTCATCTTCTTCGCCACTGATAACACGAGACATATCTGCAGGACCTGTTTCAGGAACTTCTAATGAAGGGTACTCTTCTACATCTTCTAATTCAACATCTTCACCTACTGCAACAGGTGCTCTAGAAGTGCGAGTATGAGTGAACATAGCTTCGCCAATTTCATCGGCAAGTTTCATTTCAAATGTCTTTCCAATATTCTGCGAAAACCAAGACCTGTCGCACAAATCACCGTAATCGTCTGAAATATCTATAGTATGCTTATCAGAAACGCCAATAAAGACACCGTAAACTTTGGGGAAGTGCTGGCATCCTGATTCTGAAAGAACGGCTGAAACAAGTGCTCCTACATATGCTGCATTACCAGGATTCTGGATCTTCTTTTGCATTTCAACAAATTCGTCGGACAAAGAAGGAAGACCAAATGAAGTTCCGTAATCTCCCTGCATCCACTTATAAGGACTGAGAAGCATAGTAATTTTCTTGTGAATTTCAACTGTCTTTCCAGAAGAAGTCTTTATACTGTTTTCATCAACTAAAGAAACAATCTCTTCAGAAAACCTGAATCCAAACTCTTTGGGATTAGCTAGAACTTCAGTTTTAAATAATTTTTCAATTGGAGGAAAAAATGGTTGGAGATGGTCGATATTCCAGTGCTGTTTCGAAACGTTTCTTATCTGTTTCATATCGTATCGATGGACCATGAGTGGAACTGGAGTGGTTCTCAAATCGGACTGCTTTCGTTTTCCCATATATTATCCAGAGGGGTTAAAGCAAATCGAAAATATTCACGCACAAAACTAAGGATGGCGCTGAATTTTCAGATCAAAAAATTCAATATTGATATGTTGAAAGACCGTTGTGAAATCGATTCACGCAAATCTCCAATGATAGTTATTATTGGAAAGAAAGATACGGGTAAATCCTTCTTGGTTCGCGATATTCTCTATTCTACCCAACATGCTTTCCCGATCGGCACAGTGATTTCGGGAACTGAAGTTGCCAACGAGTTTTTCCAGCATATGGTTCCGTCCAAACTAATTCACGATAAGTACAGGCCTGAAATCGTTATGGGTGTCATAAAACGTCAGCTTGGCGCTAAAACTTCGCGAAACGAAGACAAGAAAAGATCAGGCGGAAGTTCTTCCGCCGATCCTCGTGCTTTCCTGATTCTTGATGACTGTCTGTATGACGCTTCGTGGATTAAAGAAGAATCTACTCG